ATTCCTCCGTCTCCTCTACCATGATCTATTAAGATTGGGGGCACGGGATTTTTTTCGAGCAGTAACAGCGGCACATGCTTTTTTGCTCGGTATGGATTTGAAGGAGATGGAGGAGATAGAGAAGACGGAGGAATAAGAGAGTTACGGAAACTCGTACTCAATATGGCGAGGAACACGCATACCACCATGGAGTTTTTCCTTGGCATGACTTTGAACGATTTAAATGAATGGGTAATAGCAGCCATGGAAATGACGGAGGGAGGCGAAATGGATGGGTAGGAAACTGTATGAATTCACAATCAAGATGTCTGGGAAAATGAACAGATCGTTCACCAGCGCGTTCGATAACGCTTCCCGCCGTATGCAGGATATGCGAAAAAAAATCAGCGAATATCAGGCATCTATTGAGAAGGCAAATGGCAAACTGCAATCCATGACCACCTTGCACTCGAAAATGTCGGCCGCGATAGCGAAAACCAAGAGCGGTCTTGCGGCTTTGGAGCGGAAATACCGAAGTGGCGCGATCAGCGAAGAGGTGTACAGACGGGAAAGCCAGAAGCTGCAAAACGACCTCCAGCGTTTTACCAGCGTCCAAAAAAGAGCGACCGCACAGGTCGATAAGTTTAAGAAGAGTGTATCAGAGCTCAATCGAGAAATGAGAAGTGAATCAAACAATCTGAACGCTTATTCTCGCCAACTTCAAACCATGGAGGCAAACGCACTTGCTGCGGGAGTCTCCATAGGGGAAATTGCGTTGGCAGGGGCTGCTTTGATACCTGTTGGTGGGTATCTTGGTACGGTTGGGGTTGGTCTGGCTGGGATTGCTGTCGGAGCAAAGACTGCGAAATCTGCTTTTGACTTGATGATGGATAGCGTGAGCAAAGCGGCTGATCGAGAATACAACATCGAAGTCATTCAATCATTGCTCCGGGACCAAAAGAAAGCTGATCAGTTGTTCAACTGGATGGAGAAGCGTGCCATTGAATCCCGTTTCGGGATGACGGACTTCTTTGAATCTGGCCAGGCGTTTTTGTTTAAAACGAAAGACCTGCGGCAAGTCCAAGCATTACTAGATATATCCGAGAAGCTAGGGACGATCAATAAACAACAGGGGATGCAGGGGGCGGCTATCGCTCTCAACGAGTTATTGATTGGCGATACTCAGTCTATCGTTGAGCGTTTTAACATGCCAAGGTCAGACATCAAGAAGTTTGCCAAATCAGGAATTGACGGCATTATCAAGGGCATGAATGAGCTGCTAGATAAACAGAACATCGATGCCAAGCTGTTGAGTGATGTGGATACAACTGGTCTTGTTATGTATGAACAGCTCGTGGAAAAGCTTCAACTGACATGGACGAAAATGGGGGTAGAAGCGTTAGACGCTTTGAAACCAACGCTAAAAGAAATCGACAACTTGACCAAAACAGAAGCGTTTCAAGATTTGGCGAAGCTAGGGTCAGATGCTTTTGCGGAAATGGGACGAACTGTTACGAAGTCCGTCCAGTTTGTATCTACTAAGCTACAGACGATTTTCAATAATCCTGAATATAAGAAGTTGGATGTTTGGGGGAAAATCGAGTTTATCGTAGCGGATGCATACGAGACGTTCAACAAATGGTGGAGCTCAGGCGGGAGTGAAGCCACGCAACGTGTCACTTATGAAATGGCATCGAAGCTCGGTGAGTTGATCAAAGCGGCAGCTTTACCTCTCATTCCAATTGCCCAAGACGTAGGATATGATGTCGGCAAATCGATCATTCAAGGCATTTGGGATGGAATGTGGGGAGAAAACAAGCTGGAGACTCCCTTTAGCAAACTGGAAGCCCGAATAGAGAGCATGAGGGCTGCTGGTCAAGATCCGACCACTACGCCTGTTTATGGCGGGCCAAACGCAACCATGACAGCAGGGCTGGAACCTGCATGGTACGAAAAAGCGTGGGATTGGGTAAATGGTTCCCATGCAAACGGATTATCTTATGTCCCGTTCGATGGATACAGAGCGGAGCTTCATAAAGGGGAACGTGTATTGACTGCCCAACAGAATCGTAATCTCGACTCCAATCTATGGTCGAGAGCGAATCAGGCGTTGTCGTCACGCAACGGGAATCAAACACTTGTTTTTCAGTTCTCACCAAACCTTTCAGGCGGAAACCGGGCGGAAAACGAGTCGATGCTCCGAGACTCCTATCATGAATTCAAGGCGAATATGCAGCGGTTCATGAGGAATGAGAGGGCGGTGAAGTTTTCCTGATGGCTGGAACATATACAACGAATGCAGGCGACATGTGGGACTGGATCGCATTTAAAACAATGGGCAGTGAGTATTTCATGCCACAGTTAATGGAAGCCAATGTAAAGCATCGTGAGACGGTAATCTTTTCATCTGGAATCGTCCTCGTTGTTCCCGACATTGGCAATGTCACGACGCAGGATACATCAAATCTGCCTCCTTGGAAGAGGGACTGATGACAGGTGGCACAGCCAAGACGAGTCCATTTTGAACTTCACTATGACAACAAGAATATTTCGAATGACCTCCAGCCGTACCTCACCTCGTTTGAGTACACCGACAATCTCTCTGGCACGGCGGATACCCTATCTATCAACCTAGCGGATCGGGAACGCCTTTGGTGGGCAGCATGGATGCCAGAATTGTATGCAAGCCTAAAGGCAAAAATCATCCGAGAAAACTGGATCGATGACGGGAAAACGGATGCCTTAGATTGCGGGTATTTCGAGATCAATGAGATCAGCCTAACAAGTCCACCCAATGCGGTCAGTATCCAAGGCGTGTCTGTGCCAGATGCATCAACGATCCGGGCACAACGAAAATACCGTGCATGGGAGAAAACGCGTTTGTCTGTGATCGCAAAAGATATTGCAGGCCAGAATGGCCTCAAACTTCTCTTTGATGCAGAAGACGAGGACTATGATCGGATTGAACAAACAGAGGAAACCGATCTTGGTTTCCTCATGCGCCTGTGCGATGATGCTGGCATTGCTGTTAAGCTGACCGGCAAACAGATCAGTTTATTTGATGAAGCCAAATACGAGGAGAAACCTCCAGCTTTTTCGCTCAATTACGCAACGTCCAAGATCAAAGGCTTTTCGGCACATGTGACCACGACAGGACTCTATAATCGCGCGGTTGTGAACTATCACAGTCCAAAGGGGAAAAAGAAGATCCACCACACCTTTATGCCCCCCAACGCTCCCAAAACGGGTCGTACGCTGTATATCAATGAGCGCGTAAAGGATAGACGTCAGGCAGAACGAAAAGCCAAAAGTGCGCTGCGCCAAGCGAATAAGGAGCAGAACACGGCAAGCATTACCTTGATGGGAGACGTAAACCTGGTAGCCGGTATGACGTTTATGCTGAACAATTTTGGGGCTGTGAGCGGGAAATACATCATTACCCAAGCTGTCCATGCTTATAGCGGGAATGGCTACGAAACTTCGCTTGCATGCAGAAAGGTATTGGGGTGGTAATGGATATGAAAAACATATTACGTGTCGGCATTGTATCGAGCGTGGACGAGAGGGATGCGACAGCAAGGGTCGTCTTCGGGGATCGCGAGGATGTGGTGTCCTACAACATGGACATCCTTTCTCGAGGTTCTTTTTTGTTAAAAGATTACTGGCTACCGGATGTGAACGAACAGGTATGGTGCCTATTTTTACCGACAGGGAATGCGGATGGGATTATCCTCGGATCGACGTACAATCAAGAGGACCCGGTGCCAATCAAGAACAAAAATAAACGCCACATCCGTTTTGGTGATGGGACATTCATCGACTATGATCGAGAAACGCATACGCTGACCATCGATTTTTTACATCCCGGGAAAATCGTCTTCAATAACGCCGTTATCACATACAACCAAACGACACAGCGAGGTGAACCAGAATGGCGGTCATCGGAAGTCTTGGAGAAGTGATTTTTGAAGTATCTTCCCAGCGTGTTCGTACTTTTGATGAACTGACAAGAAACGGTTCGAGCCGGTGGGTAACCCATGACATCCATCGAAACAAACCGATTCCGGAATTCGTTGGTCCGGGGCTTGAAGAAATTAGTCTTTCCATTCAGTTGAAAGCCTCGCTCGGGGTTGATCCAGAAGCGGAACTGAAAACATTGCGGATCAAAAGGGATACGGGCCAAAGGGATTTATTGGTCATCGGAAACAAACCTGTTTCAATCAGCCAATGGATTACCGAGTCGGTCAGCGAACAACACAAAAACTATGACGGTCGTGGTCGTTTACTATCTGTTCATGTTGAGCTGCGTCTCAAGGAGTATCCGAAAAAGGCGGGAAGCTAATGGCTCAAATCGTAACGATTACCAGTGATTTTAAAGAGATTATTTTCGGCGCGACCGGAGAAACAGAAGTGATCCAAAACGTGAGGACCATCATGCTGAGCATGATTCATACATCTCCGATGTACCGATCATTTGGTTGGGACCCAAACATTGATGCTCCTGTGAATGCTTATATGGCAATCACTTCGGCACGACTCATTGAAAAAATCCAACAATATGAACCCCGCGCAGAGGTCCAGGAAGTTACGTATAAAGGTGATGAAAACGGGATGTTAAAACCTGTGGTAAAGGTGGCGATAAAAGGTGTCTAGGTTTGATTTTTTACCAGATGTATCATTCGCCAATAAATCGCCCGAACAGATCGAAGTGGATCTGATCGCAAACTATGAACAAGAATACAAAAAACCACTTGCACCAGCCGATCCGGTACGACTCTTTATCAAGAGCATCGTGCCTTTTTTTATACAGCAAAGAGTCATTATCGATGACTCTGCCAAACAGAACCTGCTTAAATATGCGAGAGGTAAGTACCTGGACCAAATTGGTATCTTGCTTAACGTAGTAAGAATACGGGCTACAAAGGCTAAGACTACGGTTCGTTTTACCTTATCGACACCAGTATCTCAGACGATCCCAAAAGGGACACGGGTCACAGCAGGGGACAACGTATTTTTTGCAACAACAGTGGACGTCACAGTCTCAAGCGGGGAAACGAAAGTAGAGGTCAAAGCGGAATGTGTTTCCGTGGGTGTGATTGGCAATGGGTATCCAGTGGGGAAGCTGACCCAATTGGTTGACCCTTTGCCATTTGTCCAATCGGTTTCCAATGTCACAGAATCGGGCGGCGGGGCAGATGAAGAGGACGACGATTCATATGCAGAACGAATCCGGCAAGCACCAGAGAGTTTTTCCGTAGCTGGACCATCTGGAGCTTACGAGTTTTGGGCAAAGTCCGCCAGTACCCTTCTCGGGGACGTGAATGTATCAAGCCCAAGGGCTGGAGTAGTAGAAATTCGACCTCTGCTCAAAACAGGCGAGATACCTGATCAGACAATCCTCGATCAAGTCGCTACAGTTTGCAATGATAGAAAAATTCGGCCACTCACCGACCAAGTTTTTGTTTTGGCCCCGACTCAAAAAACATACAACATTGAGGCCACTTACTGGATTGATACAGACAAGGAAAGTGCTGTTACAGCGATACAAGCCAAAGTGAATCAAGCTGTCACTGATTATCAACTGTGGCAAAGAGCTAAACTTGGCCGTGACATTGATCCATCCGAGCTGGTTTTTCAAATGAAAAAGGCGGGAGCTAAACGGGTATCTGTGACAAGTCCAGTTTTTACCACGCTAACCGAATCGCAAGTAGCCAAAGAACACACGGTCAATGTGGTGTATGGAGGGTTGGAAAGTGGTTGATATCTACAACGCAAAGCTCTCGGACATCCTTCCACCATCCATAAAAGAAGACAAGCAGATTCGAGCATTGGCCGCAGCGATTACAAAGGAAATGCAGGACATTTCCTCTGATATGAAACTGGTCCTGATATTCGCTCGGATCGATGAACTAGATTCAGAGGTTGTGGACATTTTAGCCCACCAATTGCACGTTGATTTCTATGATTCAACGTTATCCCTTGAAAGTCGGAGAGAGCTCGTCAAAACAGCAATTGGAGCGCATCGATATAAGGGCACGCCCTGGGCAATCGAGCAGGTCGCATCTATTGTGTTCAAAAATTCATCGGTCCGTGAATGGTTCGAATATGGAGGAGAACCGCATCATTTTCGAATTGAGACAGAACAGTTGATTTTTGAGCCGGGGGATCTGGCAAAGTTCCGCCGTCTGGTGGAAGGAGTAAAACGTAAAAGCTCTTGGCTGGATGATATTGTTTTCAAAATTATTGCGAGCACGATCTGTGTAGAAATTTCAGCCAAGAATTTTGACATCGATTATTTCGTGTGCAATACGTTTTATCCAGCCGAAATCGTTGTCAATGCCCCGAGCTTACCAATCTTTGTTGCCCCAGGCATGCCCATGTTTACAGCAGCGGAATAAATAAAGGAGGGAGTCTCATGCCTATCGGCACCAAACACATATTACGAGATGGTGGACTGCTACCAATCCCGCAATACTTTAATGCCACAAGGGATGAATTTCAGGAGATTCAGGGTAACAAAGGAGCTATGTTTGTGCAACTTCGCGGCTTATCTGCGAAAGAGCCTATTAGCGGCTCCGCTGACACAGATCATATTTTCAACGAGCCTATGTATGGCTTTGTCATTAAGAATGACGGAACGAATGATCTGACATTTACGATTAACAACTACACGTTTACGGTCAAAGAAGGCGAAGTGTTTGAAGATTCATTTGAGCCTTTTACCCAAGTGACCATAAAAACAACTTCTCCGTTTCGGGCATACGGGAAGGGGTGATCAAATGGCAATTAAAGTGGAGCCAGCTTTCCTCGAATTCATTCGCAATACGGTGAGCGCAAAACTCAACAATGCCATCATTACCGTTGATGGGAAGTCTGTCATTCATCCAATCACACAGACCAAACACATGACAAGTGCGAATAAGACGGTTGTGGAGTTGTACGTTTATTTGGACGCAACTGACGCAGCAGGTACTATTACAGAGGCGAAACTGGTCGATGCAAGCGGAGCCGCAATGATTTCCTCTGATGCAAGTATCTCCTCGCACGAAACAGGTGCTTTGCTACTGTTCGAGATTCCTTTTGAAGTGAGGAGTGTGTGAGATGCCTTACGAACGACAATTTTGGGTAGACAGGCTTGTGAATACAGAAACAGGTGAAACGATCCAAGATGGCACCCGTTTCACCGCAAGGCGCATGAATCACATGGAAGAAGGTATCAAGGGACTCGATGACATTGTCATCAGGATGGAAAATCGTATTCTTCACCTGCACGCCAAGATCACGACGGGAGATAGGACTGCCGGAAATAATGGGATTTTTGTCGATACGTTTGACGGCATCCAAGATGCGGTCATTGCCTTAGACAAAACGAAAACATCGATCCAGTCCGTATCAGGAACCAATGTTACTGTCGCGTCTGTTGTAGGCTTCACGGTTGGACAAGAAGTTACCCTAGCGTCTGTTGCCAATCAAGAAGAACGAATTATCACCGCAATCAACACGTCGACACGGGTAATTACGCTAAATACAGCTCCTACATCTACCTATACCGAAAACGCCATACTGGCACGGTCAACAGTTGAGATCGATACGGCAGCCAAACGAATGCGACGAGGGTCAATTGATACGTATAGTGTGAAAATAGCCGTAACGTAAGAAAGGAGGCGGTTGGATGGCGAGCAAATCAACCGTTGTTAACTTCCCCGAATCTACATCACAAAGCCGGTCACAAAAGATAACCATTCCCAATTTGAAACGTGTTGTTTCTGTTACGGTCAACACCGGTAAGGTTACACACTCCGTCAATGGCAACGAAGTGACGATCAATGTCAGCGACGGCTCGTATACCCGGTATACCACCTCAAGTAGTACCGCATCCAAAACGGTGTCAGATACTCGTACCAGCAGTACAGACAGTTTTTCGTCCACCATCAGTTATAACGATGGTACATATAGCGGAACATTGTCCAAGTCAGGAAGTTCGACCTCTTATGTCGTGAGTGGTAGTCCTCCTGGTCAAAAAACAGCATCTGATACTCGATCAGCTTCTCATGAACGTGCGGTAGATTGTTCTCAGGCGCAAAGCGGTGCATTAGCGAATCTACCAGCTTCTGTATCTTATTCAGACGGTGAAGGGTATTCAGGGGTTTTGCAACGGACTGGGACGTCTGTTGGATCTTGCCAACGCTATTACTATGGGGACGGCAGGTATTTGTATACAGCTTCTGCAACAGGGAACTATTCTGGACAGGTTTCAAAGCCGGACACACGGGTTTACAATTACTCACAAAGCTATTCCGGTACAGTCTATGGTCCTTCTCAAACTTACTTTACCTACTACTATGCATATACCGTAACTGTTACTTATGAAGACAACTTTGGTCAGACGCTGACACTCTCTGCTCCAGCAAACGGAATGAAATTGTCTGTAGGCAACACTTATATGGTCACGGGCACCACATTGGACACCGATCCTGGTGATATCGTTTCTGTCTATGTACGTGTAAACAAAGGGACGAATTATCGGATTGCCCAAGGCTCAGTCGATGGGGTAAATCCGTTAGCCTTTAACAAGACATTGACATTGACAGGGGGAGCATTGAAGGATGGTACGACAGCCGTTTCTGGGCTACTGGATGAGGGAGCAACCCATTTACTAGAAGTGTGGTCAGAGGACAATAAGGGCGGAACCTCGATCATTGCAGAACGTACGTTTACCGTTATGCTGAATCGCCCGCCAACTCTTACACACACATTTGTGGCGAACAATGATAACTTGTCGGATGATTCCCCCATTACGATAAACGGCACGGTTTCCGATCCAGACGGACAAGCAGTATCCATGAAGTATCGTCTAAACGGCGGTGCAGATGTACCCATATCGATCAGCGGTGGCGCGTGGACGATAACCGTCACACCAAAGCAGATGGTTAATGGATCGAACAGTCTTGTCATAACAGCAGCAGATTCATTGGGAGCAACGACAGTCCTCACGTTTTCCCTGACCCGATCGGTGACGAAAACACGACTCAAAACTTCCCATGCTCGCTACAAGCTATCTCCTCAATCAACCACAGCCAAAGAAGTCCTAGCTTGGCTCCAGCATGAAACAGGAGATTTGAATGTGGACGGAGCTCTTTCTATCGTGGCGGCTGGCGCTGCCGAATCCTATAAGGCCATGACCAAGACGTCTGCCCCTGTTATCACAGGGATCGTGGAAACAGAGTTCATTGGAACGTATGCGACTGGCAACGCCCAACTCCATTTGAAATTGACGTTGTCCAGTAATGACGCAAACTCAACAGCGGCTGCAACGAGTTTATCGGGGGCGATTAAAGCATGAGATACCGAAAGCGTAATCCTGATGGATCGTTAGGGGAGTGGGTTTATACGCCAGCAGGAGAGGAAGAGCGACAGCAGGAAGAGGCTCTGCAAAAAGAACTGGAAGCCCTTCGAGAAGAGAATGAGAAGTTGAAAAATGCTCAAAAGGGCGGTGGTGATCATGGCATGGTCAATCAGCAGGAATAGGAAGAATATTGAAAGCCTAGCAAAGTTGCAACGCTCCTTTAAAAAGGGACAGATTGTTGAGCCGTGCTCAGACAGTTCAGCATGGTATAAAGCATATGGCACTGGCACGGTAACATTCCCGGATGGCAAACTTCGTATGATGTCGGCAGGTACTGATGTCGCCGCCCGCCGTGGTTGCCTATTCAATCTAAGAGGTGCAAAAACATTAAAAATCCGTTTTTATCTCGATAACCATACGGATATGTATGACATACAGTTTTACTTTTCCCATGACTCAACATTCACGGATTACCTTACCTATTCAATCCGTTTCTGGCGGTTGTCCGCAGGTTGGAACGAACACATTATCGACGTTAATAAGCTCGTAGTTAGGGGAGTGGGGAGTCTTACTCGCGAAATTGTGTCTATGCAAATCCGCGTGCTGGCGTATGAGGGCAAAACGGCATCCGTTACTTTTGATCCGATCATTCGTGATGAATCGCAACGCGGGAAGGTCATCTTCATGTTCGATGATGGCTGGGACTCGCAATATACGGAAGCGTTCAAGTATATGCGTAAGTATTCTATGCCTGGCGTGATCGCAGTCATTCCTACCCGTGTGGGAACCCCTCACTATGTCACGATGGCGCAGCTTAAGGAAATTTATAGTTATGGCTGGGACTTGGCAAACCATACGGAAAACCATCTTGATTTGGCGACCTTGGGCAACCCTATGCTCATCGAGCAAGAGATTTCATTGGGAGAAGCATGGCTCAATGCAAATGGATTTTCGCGAGCCTCAAACATCGTCGCATATCCATTCGGCTCCTATGACAACAGGGTGTTACTAGCTATGCAATCGAGGAGAGCAGGACGCATCGTCATGGATGACACTGTTACTCAACCACCTCCAGATAAGCGCCTTGTAAAGATTCAGCGTGCTGATTATACGGCCGTGCCAGACAAGCTGAATGGATTTATCGATGAGGCTGCTTACCTTGGCGGTGTTTGCCTGTTCTTGTTTCATAAGATCGTGAGCGGAACAGCCGCGGACAATCTTGAATACAATGTGGATTTCTTCAAACAGGTTGTTGATTACGCCTATTCTCGGAGAGCTGACATTGATACCGTGACGTTCAGTGAATGGCTGGACAGTTGTGGGATGTAAGGAACCAAATAGTGTTTTTGATGGGGAGCTGCTGCTGCGGCTCCTTTAATTTTTGCCCCGTGGGGGTTAGGAGAAGATGAGTTGATGAAATTTCTTCAAAGCCTAGAAAACGTAGCAACCCCAGCAAACGCTTGGGCGACAACAGCGGGTGCAATCATGTCGCCCGTTTTTTACTATCTATACGGAACGAACCGCCAAGACATCCTGATTGTGCTCTTTTTCATGATTGTCTTGGATTGGATCACAGGTATTTCCGCAGCCAAAAAAGACCAATCCTACTCATCTGATTATGGGTTGTCTAGAATCCCACGCACAATGTTCCTCTTTGCTCTACCAGCCTTAGCCAATCTCTTAGATCGTGTTATGGGCACCCCTGTTTGGTTTTTGGTTAAAAACCTTGCAAGAGGGGCATCCTGATGGTACATTTAACTTAACATTCGCCAAAATGTTGTTAAACGTAGCGACTTCCATCATAGATTAAGTCGTTACTCGACAGTGGGCCCTCTGCAAGGGCTTATTTTTTTTGTCATTGCAAGCCTCACCCTTTCCTTTTGTTTTCAATTTCAAAATTGAAGTGATCCGTTTTTTTAGGGGATACTCCCCCTAGAAAAGACTCCGGTATACATACTGTCTTCCGCCGCCCTCAGAAAGCTGAACTTCCTCTCTACTTACCAATCTCATGTTATAAAGATCTGATAATTGAGTACTGGCAAGGTTTAGTTTCTTGTCCATAGATTCTGAGATTTCACGAGCATTTGTTTCCTTGGCTTCGTATACAAATCCAAGGACGTCCTTCAGGGCTTTTCCCAAGTAACCTAATATCGCAAATGACGAGTTTTCTTTAGCTATGACTGCTACCTTTGCATCCTCTAATGAAATATGGATATTGTAGGCATGGTCATACTCATCTTCAGGACTTAGGTTGTCAAGAAAAAGATACTTGTCGTGATCTTTTGAGTTCTCCTTAAGCCATTTAATTACCTTGGCTATTAGCTCGTCTGTACCTGAACCATTAATGGATTCAATAGGAGAGAGATCATAGTAAAATACACTGCCTTTTGGAGCTTCTTCAATACTAGCCATAATTCTGCTTTTTGTCGCCTGTAATGAAGGTCTGTTTAACCAGTTGTTTTTCTCAACCTCACCCAAAAGCTCGATTGGTTTCATTGAAAATCACCTTCCTAACGATTTCAAAAGTAGTTTTGAAACCTAAATTAAATCTACCAATAGTTTTAGAATATGTCAAATGATATTTTATATACGCAATTCGATATGAAAAAAAGTTCCCCAAAAATATTTACCAGAGTACATTAACTCTAAATTTTCAGGATAAATTTGGTAGGTACTGTCATGCGTCCTTAGATAAAATGCCGCATTGTACGAATTATTGAATGTTGTTCTTTTTACGTCCATTAACCCCCTGCCACGATCACCGTCAATATAACGAGATGCCCTGGTCATTACGGCCTGCCTAATTACCTCGTGCTTTCTTTGGTTTGGCAAATATTCATGTAATGATCGATAAATCCCTATGCCATTATCTCCAATTGTTATCTCAACTGTCCCTCTTGTCGGATAATATTGAATGCTTGCATATGCATTCCATTCGCCATGTTCCACTGCATTGCTAGCTAGCTCAGTAACAATCCTGATGATGTCAGAAATTCTGATCCCTTCGTAAGAACCGTTCCCAAGAATATTCCTTATTGCGATACAAATTTTATCAACTTCATCTGCACTATTTAATTTTTGAATCTCAAGTAATTTGTTAGTGGTATCTTTCCGATTGCGATTGTAGTAATAATGCATATCAATCTTTTTTTCGAAAGAATTCCTCACCTCACTCGGACAATACTTAAAAAAATCCATGCGTTCCATATAACTAATTACGTTAAGTTCTTTGGGAATTGTAACGTCCAAATAAAAGAAGCGTTCTAATGTATCCAATGCCGATAGTAATCCAATGCACCCTAGCGAAGAAATCATAGTTAGTTCACTAAGATCAATTGTCACTGTTTCTGCACTTTCTGTTATGTCATAAACTTCACTGGATAAATCCAACAAGTAGTGCACATTATCTATGTTTTTTAGTCTACCACTATAAGCCAATACGTTCACACGATCACCATCTGGGCTTCTAATTTTCCCATTATGGTAACATTTTTTAACAATTACAAAAACCCCCCCAATTTTTTAGGGGGGCTTCTGAAATTCATTCTTTTATGACGTGCTTACGCAAATACTTATACATTCGTTTAACCAATCCAGTCCACGCGTTTTTTCCACCGATCAAGGCAAAGCCCGCTCTAATCCGTGCTGGCAAACGGTCATAACGATCAATGACGGCCTGTTCTTTCTGCTCAAGGTATTTATAGATGCCAGGGAAGTGACTCTCCACCTCTGCAATATAGCCCATAATCCTTGGGAACAGATCGGCTGACATTAACAACACCACCAGCATAAGTAGAGTGATCAAAGCACCCCACTCCTGCCAGAAAAACATTGCTTGTTCGCTCATGTTGCGACACATCCTTTCGATAGCTTCACGGTATATGATGCTTGATCCCATTCCACTTGTAAGCCAAGCGCAGTAGCAAGCTCACGAGCAGGAGCATAGGCTGAACCGGATACAATCGTCTCGTCTAAGTCCTTGCCGTTTACACGCACATCTTGGGTCGCCGCGATCCACTCCACTTTTCCGCCAGCAACATTTGCTACCGCTCTGACAGGTAGCATGGACACACCATCCTTTAGGAAACCAGTCACCGATAACAACGAACCATTCAGGCTAATAGCAACCGGTACTTGCTGTGGTTTGTCCCGCTTTTCCACAGGCTTCTGTAAATACTGTGAATAATCCGACCGAAACTTCCCCATCGGGAATGCAGGGCAGTTTTTCCACGCATATCCGGGGTACTCCTGGTGACCAAGCACCTGTTTCATTGTTGGTATTTGCACCTGTAGGTGTTGGATTAGACGATTTGCCGCCTCAAGCTGCGCAGGTGTCGGTTTCTGTGTTCGGAAATCCCCCACAAGGCAAATGCCTAGTGCATGACGGTTGCTATTGCCCACGTGGTAGGAAATTGTTTCTGGATCGTTACACCAGTAAATAACGCCGTCCTTTTGAATCACAAAATGATAGGCAATGCCCGGCCATCCGTTAGTGCCCACATGATATCTCGCAAATGCTTCCGGTGATCCGCTTTTTGTAGCTGAATGATGCATGGCTGCCGATCGGATGTCAGTCAGCTTACGCCGTCCATACCTTAGTGTTTTGTGGCGTGGTAAAGAGGCACGTACGTCCATCACGCGCGCGCCTGATATTGTCATATTCATAATTATTTGTACTCCTTTCTCGCAGCTCGTTCTGCTTTCGTTTTAATCTCTGATCCCACCAATTTTTCAACCGACCTTGGCATAGGCCAGCCTGCGCGATGTGCATTGGCTGTCAGGCTTGTCCAAGTGTGGTAGATAAGACCGAATGTGACGCCATAGAACAAAAAC